TACTCAGCATCAGGATTTGAACTTCTCAAAGCCATAGCATCAATTGCTAATTGTCTTTGTTCCTCTGGAGTAAGCATTCTAACTTGCATTTTGTTTAGAACCTCAACTTTATTTGGAAGATCCGCAACTGCAGATGCCACTACTGTTTGTAATTCCTTAAAGGTATATCCTTTGTGTTTGATACTGAATGCTGAGAATTCTTCGTCAGCAACTACTAATCCATTAGAGCAAACTAATCTGTAGATTCCAACTCTAAACTGGAATGAACTTAATCCATCGTGAGAGTTTGTTACAATAATTCTTGGGAAAGCATCATCACCATTCTTACCTTTAATCATAAGATCAGGATTCTGAAATGATACTATGTGTTTAGATCTGATAGTAGGTGATCCATCCTTTCTTGGTTTAGTTCTTCTTTGAGCTGCACTCACTGGAAGCCATCCTAACTTTGCTAAGTCATCGATAACTGTCTCAGTATTAACATGAAGATACTTGTCACTAACATTCTTGTTAGTAGGTTCCGTAGCAAATACTACTGGTGCAATTTCTCTAATCTGATCTTTTGAAAGGTAAGAGTCTAAACCTGTGTTGAATTTTGATAACATAACTTATTGTTTTAATTGATTAATATACCTAAAGATACTCCTAAAGTTCCATTGTTGCAACTTTTTTTACAATTATTTTTAAATTATTTTTAAAGCTTTTGCTCTAGCATAACTTACATCTTTTCCTGTTGCAGGATTCAAATACAATCTCTTTGTCTTAGGAAGACTGTCCTGATGCTTCTGCTTTTTATTGAATGCTTCTAAGTATCCTGGTGGGTAGTCGAATTCTGCTTTTACTATTCCACTAACAATACTATCACTGTTATAGGTGTACGTAGTTTTAATTCCTGTGATATCACATACAAATACTTTTACATAAGGTTTCATCATGACTTTAGTTTTTTAATTAATAGGTAAGTGTCAATTGCTTCGTCTGACATTTCCCACTCGCTGTAATGCTTCAAGCAATTCTCTAAAGCTGTTAACCATTCCTTAGAAGTAAGAGAGATTTCAAAAGAAGTATCCATACCTTCCATTTCTATATTAAATAAAATAGCTGTCTTTTTACTACTATTCATAGCCTCTTCAATACCTTCTCGAATATTGTTAGTCATGTCAACTGACCTTTCTCTAAAAATATTTTCTAACTCTTCTAGGGATTCTATTTGTAATTTTCTCATGTACGATTGCTATTTGTTACTGATTTTTGCTTTACTTCAATGTATGGATTGGTAACAATTGTATTTGTATCCATTCTAATTACTTCTAAGTTTGTTTGTACAACATACACTGGACCGTTGTATGGGTCTGTGCGGAACTCTATGTCCTCAAACTTGTCTGATATTCCTGGTTGCTTAATTGGTTGTGTTAGTCTCCTTTGTCCATCAAATGATCTAAACTCTCTAGGTGTTGTACGATACCAATTGCCTTTGATGCACACTTCGCACACTGCTGCTGTATTGAAATCGTAAACGAGCTTTGCTGTATTACCTGTCTTCTCTGCCATAACCTTTTTTGTATACCTAAAGATACAAAGAAAGATCCAGTCTAGCAACTATTTTTTAAAAAATTTCCAAAAAGTATTGGAGATTGTTTTCTCTCTGAGTTTTTCATTCTGCTCAGATTGTTTGACTAGTTGGTTGGCTACTCTCCTTTCTGTTGTGGGTTTAGTCTTGTTCTTCATTTCGTTTGTAGTTTTCTGAAATGTATTGTGATCCATCTGTAGGATCTAATTCCTCTTGCCATAGTCCTAATGATTGTAGATGTTCTTTCATAGCATCGTCCACATCCCAAGAAACTTCTCCTCCTTGCTTCTCAATATAATCTTCCATTTTGATTACTTGCTTCTCAGAGATTGGAGAGATTGCATATAGGTATGAGCAATTGTAGCACATAAGTTCTATATTGTCAAGTTCGTAGTTCTTTTTGTTTCGATCCTTGAATTGTAATATTAATGGAATCTTTTGATCTGTTACTCTTTCCTCATGAAAGCCACAACGGCTGCATTCCTCTTTTAAGTATCCTTCAAATACCAATCTCTGTTTGATCTTAGCTGGTTCAAAACTTTCTATTGGAAGAGTACCTGCTATCAAATCTTTTAGTGGAGCTTGCTTTCCTCTATTGTGAAGAAACTTTGGGATACCTTTGCCTGAGGGATTCTTGTGTAGTTCGTTTAGAGTAAGGCCTGTTGCCTCATCTACATATACTGTAGCGAACTTCTTGTAGTGGTTCAAAGAGCATTTAAGGAACCTTGCAGCACCTCGATTACTCTTAGTGTTCTGCATGGCTCTTAGTATATCTTCTTTAGATAAAAATTTGCTTGGTGGCATCTATTCGTCGTCTTCGTCCTCTAGTTCAAGTCCTTCAGCATCCTCAACATCTTCTAGGTCTTCCAGGATATCTTCCTCGATTTCTAGTTCATCATCTAAACTCTTTTCAACTACAGCTTCCAATACTTTCGCATCGTCTCCTAATTCATCCTCATCAAAGTTTAAGATCTCCAATGGAACGTTTCTAACTCCTCTTGAGACATTTTCCATCTCTTGAAGTCTTCTAGCTACATCCTGATCCAGTACATCTAATTCAGTAACAGTATAGTCTCCTTCACCTACTACTCTAATGCGTCCTACCTTAGGTTTTACATCAGAACAACTTACACAGAAATCATATCCATAAGTGTCTAATCTTAATTTAGGCATGTCGTTTTTACATCTAGTACATCTAATTTGCTCTAAGCTCATAACCGTTTTATTTTTAATTATAGTATAAAGATACACCTAAAGGTATTAGTATGCAACTTTTTTTTACTTTATTTTTAAGCTGGTGATAACATTCCATACTTGTTCTGGAGTTTCAAAGTCTACTGTGATCATCTCTTTTCCATCTGAGAGATCAATCTTTCCATCCCAGTTGTCTATGGTAGGTACTTGGTATAGGTAGTACTGAATCAATGCAAACTGTTCTTTGTTAAAATGTATTTTGAATAAGTTCTCTATTACTTGTAGGAACTTTTCTTCGTAGATAGACATATCGACTCCTATCTCTTCTTCCATGAAGTCTCTCCTATCCTCTATTTCTTTTAAAAGGATAATATTTTCTATGAAGAGTTTCTTTTCAATTACTTCTCTAGCCATATCCTTTTCCCTTATACTAATACTAGCCTTTAAGTAGCTGTTTAGTGTTTTCCTTAAGTCCTTCTTGTGTACCATACGTGTAGTTCTTTACTTCAAAAATTGTTAGAAAATCATTTACTGGTAACTGTTTTGATAGTGAGAAGAATTTTATTGCTTCTTCTCTATTTGCTGCTTGCAATACTCCTACTGGTTCTTGTGTAGGATTATTTTTTGAATAAAAACAAAACTGTGGCATATTAGTTTATTTAATTGTTAGTGTCTGGTTCCTTTGATGCTTGGTTCAAAGCATTTATAATAATTTTATCAAGATACTCAATATAAATAAAGAATCCTACAATTGTTTTATCTTTTAATTCTCTATCTCTTTCAACTGTTAATCCTAGTTGTGATAGTCCTTGATTTAATTTAGCTCCTAAGTCCATAGCAATGTCGTCTTGTTGTTGTTTAGACATTCCTGCAAATGTTGTAGGAAGGAATTGTACTTTGATTCCTTTCTTATTTGGATCTTCGTTTACATCTATTTTAAGTACAAACTTATTTCCTTTGAAGTTCACCTTTGTTACTTCAGATAGCATTTCCTTTATTTCGTTTACTAAGCTCATATGTTTTTATTATAAATAGTTAATTTTTACATACTATTAGATCGTTCTGATATTCCTCTATTGAATTGATTGTTATTTTAAATATATCTAATTCGAATTGACCTACCTCTCCACTCTCTTTTACAATCTCTGGTAGTTGTTGTATAACGTTGAATGATTGTTGTGTGAATTGTATTGCATCAAACTCTAATATTATATCATTCTCTAGTATTGGATCATTATGTCCTATTGTATAAATTCTTTTTGACAGATCAAATTTAGTATTCGGCTGCTCTTTGTCTATGTAATGTGATGTTAGTACTTGCATTTCATCATCAATATATATCCTGTCGCACCAAGGTTCTAATACTTCTAACATCTCAGAGTTACAATTTTTAACCACAAAAGCAATATTATACTTTGGATTGATTATTGGATACTGAAATTCATCATTTTTAATCCAACTTCCCCACTTACGTAAATAATTTCTAGCTGCTCTTGCAGATACAATCTTGTAATAATTATCGTCTTGTCCTATTTGTTCATTCCATCTATGACCTCTACAGGTTAAGTGGTATACAAAAGCATCTCTTGACTGTACCAATTCATAGCCAGCCATTATCCATCTCTGAAAGATATCTGAGTCTTCGTATGGAAATGGAGCAAATAAAGGATCATGTCCTCCTATTGCTTGAAAGTCTTCTTTATAAAGTATCCAAGGTGCAAACATTCCTTTTGTAGTCTCTCCTTCAACTGCTTGTAAGTCCCTAACAAACTCTTCGAATGAATCTACATCTAAAGTATCAAAGTCCATTCCAAAATCTCTAATGATCTTCTCTTTTCCTTCTGGATGAAGAGGTGGTTCAATTCTAGTTGCACACACAACTGTCTGAGGTTTAAGATGCTTAGTTAAATTTTTGATATAGTTTGGACCTAGTATCATATCTGCATGAAGTATTCCTACAATATCATTTGTAGCTAATTCAATTCCTTTATCATAGAGAATTGTGTGTCCTATTCTCTCTTCACTTCTAAACTTGATACAGTCTTGTTGTTGTATCCATTCCCAAGTGCCGTCTGTTGATCCATCGTCTAAAAGAATTACTTCTGCTTGAGGTTCATGCTTCTGTACTGATGTATATACATTCTTTAAATGCTGTAGGTTGTTGTAACTAGGAATTATTAGAGATACCTTCATTGATATTTACTTTAGGATTATGTACTTCTTTTTTGTTAGTAGTGATTGTTACTGTACCGAATTCATAAGTACTATCTGAGTCAGTTTGCTCTAAAATGTCTTCGATGTTTGTTAACACATAATGCAAATCATCTATTGCTCCACTACTCTTATCGAAAGTTATTCTAATATCATTCTTTAATGCTTGAACAAACTTACTACCTATATTAAAGCTAGATTGTTTCTGTGCTTGTTCGATATATGTTAACGTAGTACAATCAACTTGCATACTAGTAGTATATGGCTCGTACCCTAATAAGGAGATATCGCAATTCTTTATTTCCAATCCTACATCGTATTTAACATTAGGTCTTGGTTCACAAGGACCATATTCTCTAAACATACCTCCCCACTTCCTAATATACTCCAATGCCATTGCATAATTCTTTCTTTGCCATTCTTCTGTGCCTTGAGTTGTAAAGTCTGTATTATTTCCTACATCTTCGAACTTACTACTTCTACAAGTAAGGTGATATACTAAGCTACTCCACACTTGTATGATCTCATACTCGGCTAATACAAATCTTCTAAAGATATCTGCATCTTCATAAATAGATTTAAAAATATCATCATGACCTAAATGATCATTACGATTAATAAGCCAAGGAGCAAAGAGAGCTTTTGAATACTTACCTTCATTTAAAGGTATTTGATCTTTTACAAATGAATTAAACTCTTCCCATTTTATATCCTCAGGCCATATTCCAAAGTCTTTCACAATTTTCTCTGGACCTGGAGGGTGTAGTGGTGGTTCAATTCTAGTTGCACATACAACCGATTTAGGTTTATAGGCTTCAAGTAGGTAGTAGTCTGCATGATGTCCTAATAACATATCTGTATGGAATACTAGTACCATATCTGTGGTAGACTCTTTGATTAGTATATCATACGCATTTCCTATTCCTTTACATACTCCATCTGTATTTTTAATATATGAAATGTTATTTTCTTTTAACCAATCTTCGGTTCCATCTGTATCTTCATCTACATATATAAGTATTTTATTTGTTTTATAGTAAGAGTTTTGTTGAATAGAAGGTATGCAGGCTTTCAAGTATCTTAGATTGTTTTTACTTGGTATACAAAATGTAATCATAGCTATGCGTTTATGTATTTGTTTACTATAATATAGTTATAATTTTGCTGTAATCCAACAGCATTTGGAGTAATGTATGAAAGGAATGTACTGTTATCTATTTCGTAACCACTTCCTCCCTGTACTACTTCCTCTATGTATGTAGTTTGTAAGGCTGTTCCTATTATGCTAACTAACTCTTTTACAGATGTTTTATTACTAAAACATACATTTATTACCTTCTTATTTTCCTTTTCAATTAACTGAGGAAGATATTCTGCTAGGTCGTCTACATCTATAAGGTACCTAGTAGCATTACTTAGTACTTTTACTCGTTGTTTGGTAAGTATACTCTCTTTTATGCTATTGAAAAATGTATGCTTATTTGCAGTATGTCCTATAACATTAGGAAGTCTGAATACTATGTAGTTTTTAAAGTTCTCTACAATGTACTTTTCCATAGATATTTTATGTTGAACATATAGAGAATCTTTTAACGATTCATCTACTACACTTATTGTACTGAAGTATATTAATTTTAAGTCTGTATTAGCATAAGAGGTAAGCATTGTATGTTCTCTTTCAAACATAGTAAGATCGTTCTCTTTGGAGTTAGATACTCCTGAGGCAAATATCAGTACTCCTTCGATATCTTTGTAACTACTAAAAGCTTTTGCAAGTAGCCCTTGACCTATTACCATTATTTAAAAAATTGTAAATACTTATCTCTATTCTCTTTTATGTATGCAGGAAGTCCTTCTTCATCAGTCCAGAAGGTAAAATCGCTTCTACCTAAGACATCTCTTCCTCCCTCTAGATTACTTTCTATCTGCTGTGTTACGCTATCGTTGTTATACTCCTGATGTCCATACGAGTCAATCTTATACTTGATCTGATCAACACCTCCCATAAAAGATAAATGCCATCCAGCATCTGATACATAGACATATTCAGTCTTTGACTTTGTTCTTAGGTGATTTAAGCAAGAGTTTTTAATATTCTTATACCTAGTCAGCATTGTACCTGCCCATTCTTCTGAGGATCTGTTATTAAAATATCCTACATATACTATCTGTCTGAGCTTGTAAATACTTTCGTGATCAATAACTGAGTAGTCTAAATCTGTATCCCAATACTCATCTAAGTCTCCAACAAAACATATATCGTCATCCTCTAGTCCAACCAATGCTCTACGGATATTTTCTTTCTGATAGAATTCTTTAAGCCAATGTACTTCACCGGGAGGTACATTTGTAGAGGTAAGAGCCTGTATACATATCTGCTTTGTTAATTCATCTACATTTGGATCTAGTATTCTATTTCTTAAATCCTCAAACGATGTTGGAGGATCGTAAGTAACATGATGAATAATTTTATCCTCATAGTCTTTGAATAAATGTTTATTCTCTTCAAAGTATAGAGGCTTAGGCTTTCCGCTAAATGTCTCAACACATTCCACTATTACAAACTTATCCACATAAGGACCTAGCATTTCTAATCTCAATTTTAGTAAGTCTATCTCATTAAAGAAAGTAAATACATCATAAATTTTAGCCATATATGTTTGATTCTATTTTATAAATTTCAAATTCTCTTAAACATTCATCATAGGTCTGCAAGTTACCTTCTTTATTCATATACATAAAATCTCTAGACAAGTTATAACCACATGCCCAGTACCCATCCGAAACATTATGTCTTGCCCAATACTTTGGTGCTATAATTAGTTTAGCTTCTTCGTTGGTGAGTGCAGGAAAGTATGCAAAGCTTGAATTAGAAAGGATTAACCATCTAGCATTTTTAACAGCTGCATAATCTCTTCCTACATCAAAGTGGTGTACATTGTGTGCTAGTTCCGGAAGAAGTCTTTTAGCCATGTCTGGAGCTTCTGTGATGATTATAAACTCCATCTTTGGATTAATACTAAGCATGTGGTTGATTGCTTTTACCCAGTATTCTCTTCCTAAGAACAGAGTAGTATCCCCTTCGTAGTCTCTTATGTTTAGTACGCAGATATTGTCTGAGGTAAATCTACGTTCATCATACTCTGATTTTAATTTTAACCAACTCTTAATCTCTTCCTTGTATTGGTAGAAGTAATCTTCTCCCTGCATTATACCATCTATCTTAGTATTGTCTGCAACATTTAACAAGTCTTGATCTATAAGCCTTACATCACATCCAATTGTTGCATCATGATGACTGTGCTGGAGTTTAATTCTAGTTTCTTTCTCTTTGTAGTGATTTGTAATGGTTGAATTACATACTTCCTTACCTAAATCCAAGTCCATAAAGTATACTCCTTTGTCATTATACCTTCTATCCCCAAAATTTTCTAGGCCAGTATATCCAAATTCATATCCGTTTCGTAGAGCAATAGCTCTAGTAGTTACGTAGACTGCTAGCTGGTTACCTAACCCTTGTCCATGATAAAATTCTGTTGTTATCATTTTATATTTCTATCTTAAATTACATTACAAAGCTTCAAAAAGCCATTAACATCCTCTTCAGGCATTACGCAGTTGGCTGAGTTGTATGAAATGCTTTCGTTTGTTAGTATCTCGTCTGTGATTAAGTAATTTTCATGATCTTCAGTACGCATCCATTCCTCAGAAGAAATCATTTCTTCATGTAACTTCTCTCCTTTTCGTATTCCTACAACTTTTAATTTAATATCCGAGTTCGGATTATATTCTGATATTAAAGTTTTTGCAATGTCTGCTATTTTAAAAGACTGTATTTTAGGTACAACTATCTTACCGTGTGATATGGGACTATAGTATGCCCACTCTATTAACTTAGCTGCTGACTCTAGTGTTAGTAGAAACCGTGTCATGCGTACATCTGTGATTGGAAGTTCCTTACATCCTCCTTTCAGTAGTTGTTTAAAGTACGGAATAACTGATCCTGTAGACTCTAACACATTACCGTATCGAACTAAGCAGACTTTTACATCTGTTTGCTTTTTTGCAAACTCTATATACAATCTTTCAGATATTGCCTTACACATTCCATATATATTTACTGGTTTACATGCTTTGTCGGATGATATGTAAATTAAAGTTTCTATTCTATGATTGCTTCGTCTTACAGCTTCTAATAGATTCTGGTGTCCTATTATATTTACGTTAACTGATTCGTAAGGATTTATTTCACACACAGGAACATGCTTTAGTGCAGCTGCATTGATTACAATATCCGGTCTAAAATCTTCTATGGCGTTTATAATACAGTTCTTATCTTTCACGTCACCAATCATAAAACTAACCTTTTCGTTATTCACCCAGTCTGAGTAAACTAGATTAACTTGTTTGTGTTCATCTCTGCTCAATACTTTAATTTGATTTGCATCTTGATAAAGTTTAATTAAGGTTTTGCCTAGAGCTCCTGTTCCTCCTATTATAAGGATTTTTTTATTTTCCATGGTCTTTGTATTATTATTACAATATACGAAATCTAGCCTTATGATTGTATATAAATTTGTAAAAAGTTCTCTCTAAAAGACTATTCTTTTTCGTAAATGTCTTATCTACTACATTGAATAAGCTAGTAACAAACTGGTCAGGTACTTTGAACCCTTCTTCAATAAAAAATACCAGTGCTTCTCTATCTTTGGTAGACTTCATAGTGAAGTATCCTAAGTCTATTTCACTATCAATTTCATATTGCTTGTTGTGGCAAAAAAGTTCTCCCCATTCAAGTAACATTTTTAATTTTTCAACAACAGATACTTCTTTCCAAACTTGTATTTTACTGTTAACAATTGCTGGTGTACCTGAGTATATTGTTTCAGGCTCAGAGTCTTTTGTTATTACTGAGTTTATTAGGAAGACTGATTTTCTTCTTAGGTGAACTCCTGAAGAGACTACACAGCTGCCAACTAGCCAAACGTCATCCTCAATAACTACTTTACTGTCTCCAAACAGCATACATCCCTCTATCAGTTCACCACTAGCAACATGTGTCCATATTTGAGAGTACATTCCAACTCTAACACCATTACCTATTGAAAGTTCTCCAGCACCATCTAAAATAGTATTTTGTCCAAACCAACAATTGTCTCCTATACCAATTCCCTTACCAACCATAATTAGCATATCATTATGGAAAACATTCCAGTCTCCTATGTGTAGTGGATCTGCACCTATTAGGATTCTAGTATTGTCATTTATAATATTATTGTCTCCGATTGTAACAGTTGGTTTATTTTTTTCGTCAAGGTATTTAATTTGTACATTTTTACCTATCTGGTTATAGTTCCCTAATTTAATGAACGGATCTATAAAAGAGGTACTGTCAATGCTATTCATTGTCTATAACTTTAACTAGTGTATCACTTATGAAGGTTATATCTTCTTTGCTAAGCCACCATCCACAAGGAAGTGATATCTGATGGTTGTAGAAGTAGTCCGTGTCTGGTAGCTCTGATTGGCTTTCTGTAAAGCATTCGTACCCATGGCAAGGTATATGCACTAGTCCAGCAGCAATATTCTGCTTATTTAGCTTTTCTAGGATTTCATTACGATCGAGACTCTTATCCAGCAAGACTGTATACACCCAATAGGTTGGTTGTGTATTTTTTAAAAATTTTAAAGGTTTCACATGTAAGTTGTCTTTTAGCAAAGTGCTATACAATTCTGCATTATCGATATGGGACTGCAGCACTGTGTCGATATGTGGGATTTGTGATAATCCAATGGCAGCTGATATGTTATTCATGTGGAATTTGTATCCTGCTTCAGGTATATTTACTTCCCATCTTTGACCTTTCCACTCACCTTTCTCATCCTTAGTAGCTTCTCTATCAATACCAAACCATTTTAATTTTTTAGCTCTTTCAAAATCATCATTAGATTTACAAACCAAAGCACCGCCATCGCCAGTAGTTATATGCTTGATAGCTTGGAAGCTGTAGCAGGTGTAGTCAGCATGGTGACATACTTGCTCTCCATTAAACTTTGCACCGAAAGAGTGTGCTGCATCTTGTATAAGTTTAATGTTGTGGGTTTTGCATATTGACTGCAATGCCTCTAATTCACATGGGAGTCCTGCCCAATTAACACATAGGATGGCTTTAGTCTTTTTGGTAATCAAAGATTCCACTTTTAGTGGATCTATATTTCCAGTTTCACGATCAATGTCACACCAAACTACTTTAGCTCCTAAATTAGATATTGGAGTATTACTAGCAACACAAGTCATGGATGTTGCTATAACCTCATCTCCTGGAGAGACACCTGATAGTTTTAGAGCTAGTGTGAGTGCAGAAGTGCAGCTGTTTAGTAAAACTACGTTCGTGTGGTTTAGGTAACTATTTAAAAAGTCTGTAAACTGAGTTACGTATTCACCTTCATTCAAAAAACCACTTGATAACACAGTTTTTAAATTTTCTAAAGCCTTGTCTACGTCAACATGTACTTTAAATATTGGATAATTTTTTGTTTCCATATTTTTTATATCTCTTTAATTAGTTAACCAATATCTCCTACTTGAGATCTCTTAATACCCTCTACTCTAACTTCCGAAGAATCTGTAGGTCTTGCAACAAACAATGCTTTAGATCGCTCAGCAGTACTACCTTGTTTTAGAATAGAGAATGTAATAAACTTTCTATCAGCTTTTACAAGCGGAACTCCGTGGTAGGAAGTATCACTATTTAGGAATGCCACCAACCTATTACAAGTAGGCTCTATTTCGTGAGTGCGAATAGTCATATCATCATTCCAAATTTCTAAACAACCTTCGTTAGTTCGTTTGTCGTAACCCTTATTCAAATACAGTAAACAAGTTATTTCTTTTCTTAAACCTGTTTCAGGAGACTTCCTTGCATCACTATGAATTAGTTGATAAGAGCCAGACGGCATACTTCTCATACCTGACCACCTCATTGCCTTATCTGGAACTAATCCTGGTACTTCTAGGAGTTTTCCTATCTTATCGGTGAAGTCCTCTGAGTGTAAATACTGGACTACTTCTTTTATATACTGAGGCATGTTTTCAACCTTACTGATGCCTTTCATTCCTTGTTCCAGTATATTTTTTTTACCACCTACCATAGCATGTCCTGTGTACCAGTTTTCATTTTCGTAGGATGGCCATGTTTGTATAATATTCTCAAGTATATCTTCCTTTAGAAAATTATCAATAACCCATACATCATATGGATTATTAATTTTTTGTATGTCTAAATCTGTATTTACAATATTCATAATTCTAAAATTTTAATTACTTTTAAAGAAATTTAAAGCGTGTAGATCCTCTACATCATTATGGTTGTGAGAGTCAAATAAATCAACGGAAGTTCTTAAACTATCTGCCTCAGGTCGAGATTTACTACACTTCGTCTGCCACTCAGGCCAAGTTTTTGTATAGTAGTGGTTAATTTGTGCTTTATCGTAGGATACATTTCTTGTACAATTATGGATAGTTCCTGGTCCGTTACCCACTACTCCATCTACGTCAATCCAATCTGGACCATGTAGCATGTGAACACTGTGTCCATCGAAATCTTTGTGTAGTTTGCAGATTGGTGCAACTTGGTAGTATGTGTGGGTGTAGGGCTCTCCCCACCTTTTGGTAAATCTTTCTAGTAGACTTGCATTGTTTGGATCAAATTCTGTATGACCGTTGTCTCCAAAGTGTGCTAGATTTATTATAACCTGCTTTTGAGGAACATCGTCAAAATCGGCAATAAACTCCTTAACGTCATTCGTTTGTTTCAGTACTAGAAATCCATCTACATCGAAGAAAGCTGCCCACTCAAACTCATCGTAGTGGGTTTGCCCAAACTGATTGTAGCACATGGCGATTCTGTTTGAGAGCCAAGGGGTCTCAGAGAATGGGTTTGGCGTGTCTATGTTCCATTCTAAAAAGTGCACACGGTCGTCTGGTTTCTGGTTGTTGAATGTCCAGTTATTTTGGTAGATAAATATATCATCGAATCCTAATTTCAAATGGTAATCTATCCACTCCTGTAAATATAGATCCTCATCCTTAGCCATTGTTACTAATGCTATCTTTTTTTTATTATTCATATTAGTTTATTTGTTTTATTTTATACTTATTATCAAAGATATAACATTCTAGTCGTTCCACCAACCATGGAGCTACTTCTTCTTGCAAAAGCAAATCTACTATCTTTTTGTAGAATTCTCTTGGTCGTGCAAGTATTTGTTGTTTTGTTATTATAAAATGTCCACCTGGCATAAATTCATATACAGAAGGTGTGGGTTCTTCGAACAACAACTCCCAATACTTATCTACGTTTATGTCCGGATTTGTATCATGAGGATGTCCGTTGCTCAAACACCATAGGGTTCCCCCGTATGTAAATTGTGCTGTTTGTTGCAATTGCCAGGCTGTGCCTAATGTATTGTTATGGTACCCATAGTACCCATCAATTACCAAGGATGCTTTATTTCTATAATCCTCTACAGGTCCATTTAATATTTCAAGTAGGTTACCCCAATGATCAAAAGGATAGTCTTGTGCAAAGAAAGTATAATCTGATAAACTATCGTACCTGGTGTAGATGTGATTGAAGAAGGAATGTACACATCTACCTACATTTTGCTCTATTACTATTTCAGAAGAGTCTATAGCTTGTGAGCCTTTTCTGTACACTGTTCTTCTTACGTCGCTGTTCACTCCTCCTGTCCAAGAAAGGTCCTTGTCGTATGCTGCTATTACTAACTCTTTTGTAGGAGACTTATCTACCATTATCTTTTTGTAAGGTAAACTATTCCTACCATGAAAGGCAAATGGTGTGATACCTGCAGTCTCTGGTAGAGGTGTTTCGTGAGAAAAATATTTAGCTACATCAATATCTGCAAACTTACATCCATGCTCTTTGTAGATGTGCCTATTGTTTACACATATAAACCCATCTTCACTATACAGTCCGTGGAATGACTTCCATTCCATGTTCAATACATTTGGAAGATCTATCAGCTTCTTACTTCTTAGGGATACACTATTTCCAACTCTTATTAACTCTCCGTTAGTATCTCTGTATGAATAATTGTCATAAGGTAGAGGCCATGGTGCTCCTATGTAGTCGTAGTTGAAGAATTCTGGTCTCCATGATTGAGGGTTTATTATAAATCCATCATCGTGAACTATCATTGCAAACTCTGTGTCAATGTACTGCCCTAGTTTGTAGATCATTGCATAGTTCCACTCATCTATGTTGGAGATCTTATCTATGTGCTCATACGTAATATAGGACGGTAAGTTCTCAGGCTCAACATCAGACACAATCTTAATAGCACCAAATTCAATATTTCTTGCACTATACTCCAATGCCTTTACATGATCCTCTAACCTAACAGATGTAACGGCTATAAGTGTCACTCTAGACAGATCTAGCACTTGACTGTACATTTTGGTTACCCTTACAGTCTCTTCTTGCTTCTGAGCTTCCGATATAAGGTTTGTGGTTCTAATCTCTGCATCTCTGTTTACTGCACAAACTTCACTCACTACTATTGGATCTCCGTATGTATTGAATAGTCGTTTATAATATTCTACGTCTACTAGCCAATTAAGTGATTCATCAAACAGTAGTGGATTGTTATTCTTAATAGTTAAAACTGTTGGACAACTTATTGTATTAATACCTTCATGTATTCTATCGTGATAGAAAGGTATCATTGTATCATATAAATTTATACAATCCCTAGTATGTGTACATGCTGTAATAAGCCAACTTTTTTCTAAGTCTTTCTGTATAGCTGTGTGGATGTTTTCAAGAGAGTCTACGTCATATAGAAAGTCATCTTGAAAAAGTATTTTAATATACTTTCCGTCTGAGTGATTAATTGCAACATTTAGGTTAGGTGCTATATTACCTCTACCTATATCGTTCTTAATATACTTAATATTTAGCAAGGTTGACCAATCTTCACATAGATTCTTTATATCATTATCTATACTATGATCTGAGATAATTATGTTAAAGTCTGTAAATGTTTGTTGAGCTAGTATGTTGAAAGAGTATTCTAAATACTCTACTCCTTTACCTTTTATCCCCCAGCAAGGTATTGCAATACTAAAGAAAGGTTTTATAGTTGTATCCATTTATCGCAGTATAAGTCTTTTGTGTTATGTACATTGTTGTAAGCTGTTCCGAACCATTTCTTTGGAGCTATTACTCTCTTGTCTTGATTGGTATTTAACCAAGCACCCCACCAGCTAAATGAGCTATTTGCTATTATATTGTGATCACATAGGGACATTAAGCATAAGTCAACAAATGCATCATTAGTACTAATATACGAAATATTTTCTTGATCTCCAAATAAATCTTGACAATATGGCATATCGTCAGAGAATATTAAGAATTGATAACTGTCATCTGTAAAATTTGATAATGCTTCTTGATAATACTCTGGTGAACATACTGGATGAAATTGCTCTAGTCCTAAGTAATCTCCTCGTCTTATGTGAATACTTACTGTACTGTATTTTATTTGAGAATAAATCTCAGAAGCTTTTTTGTAGATTTCTTCTTTAAAAGTTAGAACCTTTCTTAGTTCCTCCTCTACATGCTTAAAGTATTTTTCACTTTGATAGTATCCGTTCATATCACAATCATCAGGAATTGTAAATAATTCTTCTGAGAAGTGAAAGGAAGGTTCTTGAACTGTGTATGCGGCTTGTATATCCTTTCCTGGAAGTACTAATCCTTCTTCTAGTATAAATGCTTTAGGAATATCAAAGGTAATTTTTCTAGTAATTCCATCTTTAAAATCTTCTATAGATGGCTGTTCTATATTTTCTAAAGGAAAAGCTACTCCATATCCTTGCTTCTTAGCTATTCCATATGTAGATGCAAATTGAAAGAGTTGATTACCAAGTCTTCCAAAGTGCCCTATCTTACTGTATGTTATCATAGAAATTTTTTAACTTTGTAACATTCATACTTACGTCTGTCGGTACTCTTTTGTCTTGTGAAAGTATTGGTAATACATCAGGCTTTGTCCTGCTTGCCAACTCTAACATATTCTTTAACTCAGTACCTACGTTGTAAAGTCCTTTTGCATTATGCTTGGTTAGGTCTATTACTATTTTTACAATAGTATCTATGTAATCGAAATTACCTACTTGATTAATCCATGCTCCTGGATACTTAAATGGAGTTTCTTTATGAGTCTCTCTAAGAACTAGGTGGTCTGGGTTCAGTTGTACATAGCTATCTCCTAATAATTTTGTATAACTATACCAATTAGCTCCATGAACTGGTACAGCATCTTCACTAGCCATACTTTCTGAATTAGTGTATACGTAATCGGTTGAGATATGAACTAGTTTTATTTTATTGTTTGTACAAAAATTAGAAAGGTTTACCACACTTCTGTAGTTTACATCCCAATGTATATCCCTATTGTCTGAATACGTATCTGTGCAAGCTATGCAATTAAGCACTACATCATACTTGGTAGTAAATACAACACCGTGATGATTCTCAATAAAATAATCATTAAACTTTTCATCTTGTGTTATATCAAAACCATCTTTCTTTCTTGAAAGATACTCCCAGCCTGTTTGTTTTACTAGCTCAGAACCTAATAGTCCATCCCCTAATACTACTATTCTCATTTAAACTTTTTAATAACTTCTTCTATGTAATCAAAAACTGGTTGAGTATAGTGAGGTGCTGCTCCGATAAAGAACACAGTATCTAATACTTTATTTGCTTCTGGATAATCTTTTGCGTTATCTAGGAAGCTGTATCCTGGATGTAGTAAAATGTTTCCTGCAAAATAGTTTCTTGTCTGGATATTATTATCTTCTAAGTACTGAACTAGTCTATGCTTTAGGCCTGGCTCTTCACATATGAATGGAGTTCCAAACCAACAAGGATCTGCTTTATCTAAAGTTTTAGGTACCCTAATGCCTTTAATATTATCTGTGAATATCTTCTCTAAAGTTTCTTTTGAAGTTTTACGATTAGCTTCAATCTCGTCTAGCTTTTTTATTTGCTCTATTCCTATTGCACCTTGTAAGTCTAATGGCTTCAAGTTGTATCCCATTTCAGAGAAAACATACTTATGGTCAATAATTCCATCATACGACTCTAACCATTTATCAAATCGCTTACCACAAGTACCACATGAAGCTAGATTGGCTGCTCCTACACAGTAGCAATCTCTACCCCACCAAGCAATACTCATCATTAGTTTTTTTAACTCTTCATCATTGGTGCAAACCATTCCACCTTCTCCTGTTGAGATGTGATGTGCTGGGTAGAATGAATTAGAAAATGCTACGTAATACTCATTTAGGTACTTTCCATCCCATTTAGATCCTAAACTATCACAATTATCTCCTACTAGTTTTATATCATACTTTTCACAAATTGCTAACAATCTATCAAAGTCTGGTGGATTTCCTAGTACAGGTGATACGAATATTGCTTTAGTACGAGGAGTGATCTTTCTTTCAAGTTCATCTAAATCAAAGTTTAGAGTATCCCATTCAATATCAATAAAGACTGGCTTCAATCTATTTTGATATAGTACCGATACAGTTGTTGCAAATCCTACAGGAGATACAATTACCTCGTCATCATCCGCCCAGTTGAATCTTCTCTTTAGTGCTGCTATAAGTACTAGATTAGCTGATGATCCTGAGTTGACCATTAGGTTGAACTTGGAGTTGAATCTCTTACCGAAAAGTCTTTCAAACTTAAAAACATTCTCTCCAGTAGTAATCCATCTTCCATTTAGAAATGCATTAATAGCAGCTTCTGTTTCTTTATTGTCCCAATAAGGTCCTGAGTAGTATATGGGTGTCTCTCCTGGTTTAAATGCTTTAGCATTGTAAATGTAAGGTGATACGTGATTACCTACTAAGGTTTGAATGTCTTCTAATTTAATCATTTTTATAGTTTATGTTATACTTATTTATTCTACTAATATAGGGAATGTTTCTATAGAATGCAACTATTTTTTATAATAATTTTCCCAATACTCAATCATCTCATCTAGCATACTTTGAAAAGTGTACTCATGCTTCCAGCCTGTTGCTTTAATTAGCTTAGAACAATCTCCCTTTAAGTCATGTAACTCTTCTGGCCGTAAGAACTTCTCGTCCTGCTTAACATATTGCTTCCAATCTAGCTCTAGCTTACCAAATACATACTCACATAACTCTTGCACTGAGTGTGATATTCCTGTTGAGCAAACAAAGTCATCTGGTTTATCTTGTTGAAGTATTAACCACATTGCATAAACATAATCCTTAGCATGTCCCCAGTCTCTTGTAGCATCTAAGTTTCCTAGCTTTAGTTCATTTGATAAACCTAACTTAATCTTAACAGCTTCCTTACATACTTTATTTGTAACAAAGTTTGTACCTCTACGAGGTGATTCATGATTGAATAATATACCGTTTGATACGTACATCTTATAGGAGTTACGGTAATTTCTACTAATATTATATGCAAATACCTTAGCACATCCGTAAGGTGATACTGGATTGAGTGGTGTAGTTTCTCTTTGAAATCTATCCTCATCAATACTGTTTCCAAACATTTCCGAAGATGATGCCTGGTATACTCTTGTACTAGGTGATATTAGTCTTACTGCTTCGAGTACATTTAGTGTACCTATTCCTGTTGCGTTGGCTGTATATAGTGGTTGATCGAAAGATATCCTAACATGTGACTGTGCTGCTAGGTTGTATAGTTCATCCGGCTGTACCTTTGCAACTACCCTTAGTAGGGATGCTAGATCTGTTAAATCGGCGTACTCTAATTTAATTTTATCATACACACTATCCAATCTTGCTGTTTGGTTCTCAGCAACAGAATTTCTCTTTACTGTTCCCCAAACTTCATAGCCTTTCTCTAACAGTAACTCAGCTAGGTACGATCCGTCTTGTCCATTTATTCCTGTTATAAGTGCTACTTTACTTTCTTGCATTGTCGTAATTTTCTATAAACCATTTAACTGTTTCCTTTATTCCTTGCTCAATTGGAGTGTATTTAAAGTTCGGAAGATATCTTTTTAGCTTCTCATTTGAGGAAGGCTTTCTAAACTGTCCGTCTGGTTTATCTGATTCAAAAATAATATTTCCTTTATAGTTAAATTCCTCAGCTATTAATCCTACTAAGTTCTTTATGCTTATTTCCTCTGAGGTTGTGAAGATTATTGGTTCTTCTTCATCATAATTCTCAACAGCCCATTTAGATAATTCGGCTACATCTTTAGAGTAAATAAATTCTCTCAAAGGCTTACCTGTACCCCATACTTTAAAGTCTGTTTTATTTTGTATTGCCAAGTACATTTTATGTAGAAGCATTGGCACTACATGTCCATGTTCTAAAGAGAAATTATCATTTGGACCGTAGATGTTAGTTGGAATTACAGAAGTATACTTTAATCCATACTGCTCCCTATAAGCTCTAATCTGTATATCTGCTAGACGTTTTGCGTAAGCATATGGATAGTTTGAGTTATGAGGAAAGCCATTATGGATTTGATCTTCTGTTAAAGGATAGTTTACCTTGTCAGGAAATACACAGGTAGACAGGAATGATACTAGATTTGTAACCCCAGCCAGTCTAGCTGATTCAATTACATTTGTATTGATCATTACGTTATCATATAAGTACTCTCCTTTGTACTTCATATTTCCTCCAAGACCTCCTACCTTTCCTGCACAATGAATAACGTGAGTTGGTTTATGTCCCCTAAAAGCCTTTAGAGTTTCTCCTGGGCTGGTTAGGTCAAACTCCCTTCCTAATTTTATATCAGCATCAATTGCTGAACCGACTAATCCTTTTCCTCCTGTTACTAGTAGTTTAGAGTGTTTCATAATAATTATTTTGTTTTTCTTGTTTAGTTATTGTCTTTGGATGGTATATAGAATAATCTTCATGTAACGGTAATAGTGATAGAGTTTTGTATCCTTCTAGGACTTCGTGGACTTTATTTTTCCATTTTATCTCAGGAATGTTTTTGTAAATTCTCCATTGATAGTCAGGCCAGTTCACCCATCCTTTTTCGTTTACACTCCATCCCCATTTCTGAATATGCTGAGGTGTTAATCCTTGTACGGTATTAACTCTTGGTACACGAAATACGTCTACTTCTTGATTTATTTCTAGAATGTGAGGAAGGTTTACAATAAGGTCTTCAGTTGGGAGTTCGTCTGCATCTATATTAAAGATATAATCTCCATTACATAAAGATGTTAATTTGTTTTTCCAATTAGCAAAATGCCCTTCAAATGTTCCTGAGTGCCAATTAAAAGCTCCATTTACTGATTTACTTCTAAGGTATTCTTCAATTCCTTTGTCTCCATTACCTTGGTCATAGAGAATTACTATCTCATCTTCTCGCCTTTTAGTTTGTAAAAGAAATGTAACGAGCTTCTGTATTTCAAGAAACTCATTACAAACTGTTATTGCATAACTTATTTTCATACTATTAAGATATAAAATCTATTTTGATTCTGCAACTTCTACATCAAAGAAGTTAATAGCATCCAATGCTTCCATGAAGTCTTCTTTTTCAAAATGTTTGATATTCTTCATATCCATTTTAGTTGTCTGATCTTTTGGAAACTTTGCTTTTTCTTCTTCTAAGATCTCAATAGAGTTTACCGCAGCCCATCTCCAATTGTCTTTTGAATTTCCATCTAGGAACACCATTCCTTTATTAGGAAGAGTAACTGTGGAAGGGAACCAAACTTTCTTATCCTCACTTATGAACATAAGATCTTTGTATAGTTCTGGTGATGTTTCTAGAGTTTTGTTTACCAATTCTCCTCCTTCAACCATTAGAGTTGAAGTTGAATATCCACAACCAAAGCAAAAGCTTGTTGTTACTTCTTCGTTTATTACTTGCTCATAGCAAGCATTTCCTCCACAGTGTGGGCAAATTGACATTTTTTCTTCCATTATACTTTTTTCAATTTAGGTAATTCTATTTTCTTAAGCGTAGGTAGCTTTAGCTGTACCTGCTTAGGAAACTCAGGGATGTACTGTGTTAGAATGGTATCTAGCGTTTCTCTCATCTTTTCATATGAGAATTGTGTTCTTGACCTATGTCCTTGTCTCTTTGCCAATTCCTTATAAACTTTATAATCCTCAAACACATCCTTCAAAGCCTTTCCTGTAAGAGCATCATCTGGCTTAAACCATTGACTCTCTGCTAAGATCATTTTATCTACTACAGCTGATGGGTGTACGTTTTGTAAATTTCCTCCAATTTGTTTTGTGAATTGATTGTCTAAGAAATCAGTATGACCTGACCATCCTGAAGCTATAATTGGTTTGTTTACTAAACTAAATTCAAGTAATGGTCTTCCAAATCCTTCTCCTTTTGTTAAAGAGATCATTGCTTTTACCTTACCATGGTTATACAGCTCATTTATTTCTGCATCAGACAAATCTCCATGTAACAAGTAAACGTTTGGCAACTTTCCTTTTACTGTTTTTCTTATTGCATCAATTCTTTTTAACACTTCATCTCTATCCATAATAGATGTTCCTGAACCCACTTGTACTTTTAAAATAAGTGCTGGTGCTGCTTTTTTATTTTTAAATGTTTCAAGGAACGCTTTAATAGTATATCCAATATTCTTTCTATCCTCTCCTAATGCTCCTGGAAGCCAGTGTCCTATTGTTAAGAAGCAGAACATCTCTGGTATATCGTTTAAGTCTAGTTTTACTGGAAGTGCTAATGGCGTATACTTTTCTATATCAGCTCCTTCAAATACTACTTCAACTTTAGTTTTTAACTCAACTGTACCTGTGATCTGACCGGTCTGACTATCTTGCATGTTAAATTTACTTTCTTCAAATACTTTCTTAGCATGCTGTGCTGATACTAAAACTAAATCCATATTGTTACATCCTTGTATCCAAGAAGGATCACAAAGTGTAGTTTCAATTCCTGCTGTTACTCCAATGTTATATTTACCTACCTTTTGAAATTCATTCGGTACTGTAATCTGAATCCAGATGTCTGGCTGTTGTGTTAGTTGTGGAATAATTCTAGAACTCAAAGAAGTGTTTCCATGATCTTTTAAATATCCAAATCTTGTTCCTCCCCATCTCTGTCCTAGGATCTTTACATCGTACTTGTCTAAATCTATAATTGATTGTACAAAATCTCTTGCTCTTGCTCCATATCCTGAGTAGGTGTCGATTGGACAACTTACTACTAATGTAGGTTTGCTCATAACTAGTATATTAATTTATGTGTGATATATTTTTTTGGTCGGTCGGTTACTTTTATTAGATCAAATCTAGATCTAGGAGTAAACTTTTGAAATGATTCATCCATTGAATCAATTACATTCTCACACATCTGACGTGCTGACATTCCTGATTCATCTGATGTTACCCATTCTCTAGCTGCTAATCCTCTTCTATCTCTTTCCTCTTTACCCATGTTGTAAACCTCTTCCAATGCCTTTGCTACATCTTCTGGTGCACATCTGTCATCGAAGATGTAAGGAGTTGGAACTGATCCTACTAAAGATATGTTTGAAGGATAAACTGGTACTGCCCACTCTCCATGCTGTTTGTAGGTACCTCTATGGTTAGAAGGGAAGTCTGGAGTAAAATCAATCCACTTACCGTTCTCATCTGTAAATCTCATTTGATCTTGCATACCTCCAGTTACGTTGGCAATAATCATCTTACCTGCCATCATAGTCTCTGTTAAAGATAATCCCCATCCTTCGTTTGAAGTGATAAGTATTCCAACGTCTGCTATATTGTAAAGTAAATTCATTTGAGGAGTATCTAATCTCTCTTGAGAGAAAAATACATTGACATAACTATCATCACAAATAGCTTCTCTTACTGCGTAAAGGTCTGTACCATTTTCATCTACAGCTTGTGTATGCATTACTAGAGCACATTTTTTAGCTTTTTCTTCTCCAATCATATCGCAGAACATTCTGTAAGAAAGAATTACATCTCCTGGAGATTTTCTTCTGATGTTTCTAGAGTTGAAGAATGCTACGAATTCAATATCTTTTCCTTGGAATAGATTCTTTTTAAACTCACCTAGTACTTTTAATTGATCTACCGAGGTCATTGGAAAGAAATGCTCGTGATTGATTCCGTGAGGAACGTATTTAATAATTTTATCCTTAGCTGTCTCACCTAAAACTATTTCATTAATATTCTTAGTTTGTTTTGAGATTGCCATTAATAAATCACACGACTCATAATAAGGTTTGTTGTAAAGAGGTGCTGGATAGTCATCCCAAATGTTTAAGTACATCAAAGGAATTTCGTTTCTAATCTCTCTTTCTAGTTCAAACAACCAAGTCCAATATCTTGGATCAGTAAAGATGAAAATAGCATCTGGCTTCTCTTGAGTTATCAGAGCTCTAATTTGCATTGCATCCCCATAACCGTTGTTGGGAAGTACTCTTACATCTGCATCATCTATTCCATTTAATCTATTTACCTCAGCTGAGATGTCAAAACCTTTTCCTGCTTCAGGATGGTTGATGGCTGCTCCAAGGTTGATCCAGTTAAAGTGGTGAGATGTTCCTACAACAATCTCTCTGGCCATAGTTGCGATACCGGAATGCATCCTAATATCATCGCATAACAAAAGAATCTTTTTACGATCCTCTTTCTTAACATAACGAAATTTTTCTTTCATGTAACTATTTTAATTTAATATCTGTTTGTGTACGTAACCTTTGTTTAAAGCCGTCTTCTGTAATATACAAAAAAATTGCTCTGTCTACAAGCTTTTGTAGAGAAAATTTATCTCTTACGCATTGCTCTTTAAATTCTTGTAAAAGATCCTCTTCTACTTTAACTGATGTTAGTTTTTTAGTGTTCATAGTTTATATACTTATATTTATATATAAATATACTACTATCCCAAAACCCCTGCATGACAATGCTCGGTACCTTTAAACTCACAAAACATACAGTTTGATCTTGAAGGAGTCTTGTCATACTCCTTATCAATATATTGTCCGTTGCTATCAAAAGCATCATTGATAAATTTTGTAAGTGCGGTTGTTGCTTGGCCTCTTTTAATCTTTCCTGAAGGAGGAACAAACTCTTGAACTCTTCTTCCCATTGCTGGAAACTCAGGATTGGCTGGAACCTTTCTTTTAACAATGAAATACTTTACATCTACTTTCTCTACATCAATATTGAATTGTCTTGCTAGAAATTCTTTATATAAAAGAAGCTGTGCTAGCTTTTTATCATCCTTCTTTGCCCAATCATTCCATCCTGATGTAGATGTTTTGATATCTAAAATGATATACTTATCATCCTGGTCATCGTATAGAACAATATCAATATATCCTTTAAAGAAAACATTGTCAGCTATTTTATGTATAAGTGGAATCTCTACTCCAACCAACTTATAATACTTGGTTCCAAAGTAAACAGAGCGTTTCTTACGAACGTACTCTAGAATCTCAACACCATCATTATGAAACTCAGAAAGTTCCTCAGAAGTAGAAAAATGATTTCCATACTTTTCTTTCTCTTGAGCATAAATGGTAAATAGTTTTTCGTGAAGCATTTGTTTGAAGTCCATTTCGCTTGACTTCTTTACAGTTCCTTCGTACAGTTCTGTTAACCATTCCTGCATCACCTCATGTACTGCTGTACCAAAGACTGTATGAATGGAAGGCTTGTATTCCTGTAGTCCTTTAACATACTTCAATGCCCATTGATGTGGACAGGTATTGTATGCTAGGGTTTGACTATACGATATGGATTTGCTGATATTATAATCAATAACTGGATTACAGAAGTCTCTTATCAGCTTTACCTGTTTAAGAATTTTCTTTGCCATCTTTTAAGTTTTTGATTTCTCTTTTTAAATACCATAAAGCTTTTTCAAGCTCCTGGACTGTGTTGTCTTTCTTTCCAGCTCTTGAAATATACTTAACAGTATTTCCTAAACAGAAACCTAACTTCCAGGCTTCAATAACTTTAATGGCTTCGTATGGATTATCTTTTCCTCCGTAATGTTGAGGATGATTGACTAGTTCTTTCTTTTGACTTGGTTCGTCAATAGTAAAGATGGCTTCTCTTTGGTTCATAATAACATTTTTATATAACTATAATATAACAAAAAAGACCTGCGAATGCAAGCCTTATTTAGTTTATTTTACAAATAAGTAGAGTGAAGTTGCTATCCCTATAAAGGTTCCTACCTTATATAAGAATGTTTTATTCCTTTGTCCTTTTAATTCTTTCTTCAAGTCATCAGTCATACCTTTATATTCTCCAATTTGAACATCTTTCTGACCAATAATGAATTGATTGTTTTTATCTTTAACAGTTAAGAAGTTTATGATAGTATCTTTTTGTACTTCTCTTTCCTGTAATTTAATTACTTTGTCTTGAGTAAGTTTTAATTCTACCTTACATCCATCATAACGAACTAAATCTTTTGCTGCTAGTCTTACTACCTTAGTTGGTAGTGTTACTTTCGTTGTATCTGTTTGTGAAAAAGAATTCAAGCTCAGCATTAGAAAACTTATCAACAGTATTAATTTTTTCATCTGTTTGTTTTTTTACAATTGTTATGGTATTATCTATATGATGAATCTCTTTTGTGATAGAAATTACATTCTCTTTTACTGAATCGATTTTAACGTCGATTTGTTTATTGATTACTTGGGCTGAATCAATTTTAGTTTGGACTGATTCTATTCTAGCTTCATATCCTTTAACGTCTGTTCTAATATTGTTTGTAGTAAATATATTATAACCTATTAATACAATTACTAAAACCAATAAAATGTTTTGCTTATTTTGTAACATCTCTGTCTCCTTTGTGTTTATCTAACTTATCCAATATCTGAGTAAGTAATTCGTTTTTTACAAC